ACTTCACCACCAACTTCAAATCCCCCGGCCGATTGGCCTAGTGCGGATAATACTGGTCCGGTAACTGGTACTGTGTTGACTGATTACACAGGATCTCTTTCGATTACTGCTCCGAATACAGTGATTGATTCTAAGACTGTGAATGGTGATCTCGATATTCGTACAACTGGGGTCGTGATCAAGAATTCAGTTATCAATGGCGAGGTAAGCAATTATGATAACGGAGTGACTAGTTCGTTTACTATTCAGGACTCAATCGTAAAGAATGGAAAGCGTGATGCGTGTATGTGCGTCGGCTCTCATGATTTTACTGCCCTGAGACTTGAAGTAATTGGTGGTAACCGTGGAATGTATTGTGAAAAGAATTGTACGATTCACGATACTTATGTGCATGGCACTGATCTAAAAGCCGCACAACACGCGTCGGCCATTCGTGTAGAGCAGAATGCAACACTTGTTCATAACAAACTTCAATGTGACTGGACTGATCTTACCGATAGTGAGATTGGATGTTCGGCAGACATGACTGGTTATCCAGACTTTGCACCGATTAAGAATAACACTATCGATAACAATTACTTTGTTGCAAATCCTGCTGGACTTGGATTCTGTGCTTACGGTGGAGACACGCAAGGTAAGCCATTTTCAAGTGATCCAAGCAATGCAACTAACATCGTGTTCAAGAACAACGTATTCGAGCGTGGATCCAATAACAAGTGTGGAACTTGGGGTGCAATTACTGACTTCAATCCATCACGCGCCGGAAACGTATGGACAAATAACAAATGGGATGACGGTAGTACAGTTAACCCGGAATAAGTAATCTTATTAGGCACTCACAGCAACTTTTCTTTATGAAAATTAGCTCACTTGGTAGAGCAATTGTTTATGGTACAATAGGTAACTGGTTCAACTCCAGTATTTTCAAACACAAAGTAATGTGCCTAGTTAAAAGCCACCCCGGTCCCGAGGGTAAACGTAGTGGATTAAATATATCGGGCACATACGGCTATAGCTCAGTCTGGACAGAGCACTTGGCTACGAACCAAGGTGTCGGGGGTTCAAATCCCTCTAGTCGTACTGGGAATTACATAATTCCTCATGGTGGATGAAGCGGCGGCATTAGCAATTAGATTGTGGCTCTAATTCTCGCGGGTTCGAATCCCGTCTTCCACCCTTAGACCCTAACAGCAATCTTAATTACAGAAAACAGAGCAGCACTGCTGACAGTTTAACAGTTAATTAATCGGGTCTAGATAAAACAAGGCATGGCTGCTGGGACAGAGACGGGACTGTAAATCCTGTGCGGCACGCTACCAAGGTTCGATTCCTTGACATGCCACTTAGACACGAACAGCAATTTATAACAATTCTCATGATAAGAGAGAGGTAGTGGGTTCGATTCCCACATCCCCCATTTCTTGGGGGGTTAGCTCAATGGTAGAGCGCTAAAAGTTATGTGTCTAGTTTTAATAGAAGTAGTGCTCCGGAGTATTAGAATTGTAACCTGTCTCCGATTTACGAATACGGCACAGGAGCAATAATCACTACTTCTCATAGCGGGATGGCGCAGTTAGGTAGCGCGACGGGCTCATAACCCGAAGGTCGCGGGTTCGAATCCCGCTCCCGCCACTGGTGACTTATCTTGTAAGATAACGACACCTTTAATAGAGACGCTTACAGCAATGCCTTAGGCAGATATTTGTTCTCAGAAAACAAATTGATTTGGTTCGATTCCAAACATGGTAAACACCATGAAACTAATGCGTCTCGTCAACGGCAGATAGCTCAGACGGTAGAGCACTGGATTGAAGCTCCGGGTGTCACAGGTTCGATTCCTGTTCTGTCGACTCATTAAAGAAAGGAGTACATTTGCCTTTAATTGGAAACGTCTATAAAGGAACTGGTAAAGACCAGCAGCGATGGTATAGAAATAACAATACTAAGACTGAAGTTCCAGGCGTATCAGCAATAGTCGACATGATGCCCAAGGGTGCCTTAACTCCTTGGGCCGCAAGACTTGCAGCAGAATGGGCAGTAGATAATATCAATGAGGTTCAAGAGTTACTGTCCGAAAAGGATGGTCGTTTTCGAGCCATTGATAAGATTAAGAATGCCAGTTCTCGCTATGCAGATAAAGCAGCTAAAGAAGGAACCAGTGTTCATCATTATGCAGAAACAGTTGCTAGAGCAGTACAAGCAAACACAAAACCTAAGGCTGACGATATGCCTCAAGGGACGATGCCTTATCTGAGGAACTACGTACGGTTTCTAAAAGAATTCGACGTAGAACCAGTAATGCTCGAAACTGTGGTGTGGAATGAGGAAGTTGGATACGCTGGTCGAATTGATATGGCCGCTATTCTTCATAAGATTAGTGAAGATCTCGTAATCGTAGATACTAAGTCCGGTGCTTCTGGAGTTTGGGAATCTGTTTCATTGCAACAGACTGCTTATGTAAAAGCAGAATCATGGTGGGATGAAGAGGAAGATATCCTAAAACCAATGCCAGAAATCCTTGGTGCGTATGCTTTGTGGCTACGCCCAGAAGGATTCGCATTGATTCCAGTTGATACAACAGACATGGAGTATGAACAACTCAAGAGACTTCGGGGATCACTTGAGTGGAAACGAACTAGAGCAAAGAAAGTAGTTCGTCCAGCTATTAATCAGTATCCAATTAAGAGGCAGAGGAGATGGTAGTGCTTCTCTTAGGTGGTCCTGCGCATGGGCAGGAAAGGGAATTAGAAAATGGTCAAACTGAGCTTACAATTATGGCTCCGTCACCAGGAAATCCCCTTCCGACACCGTGGAAATATGAAGTAAAAACAATTCAGGCAGAAACTAAACCTGGTTGGGTTTTTGAAAAAACTGTTCTAGTTGAAAAGAGCATGCCTGTAGATGTAGCAACTGAGGCATTGACTCAAGTTCTCCTGATTAAGTTCGGATCAGAATTAGTTAGACAATTCATGGAAACTGGAACTATTGTAGAAAGCCCATGGCAGATGCTTGGAGGTGAAGAAAATGACACAGACTCCACAAATAGTGAAAGTCAGTCCCCCTTACTCATTGCCAAGCGATGATGAACTGTATTCAGAAACTCAAATGCTACGACAGGAACTAGGGTCATTGATTACTGATCTTCGAATCATGATTGGTAACATCCGAAAAACTCCTGAAGATTGGTATCCAGCAGCAATTGCCGATGCTTTAGAGGAGATTATCAATGGCTGATAAACCGAAGACATATGCTCAGCAAGTTCAGGAACTGAAAGATCAAAAAGATGAACTGTTAACAGATATCGAAGATCTGAAAAGACAGATTTCATTCATTCCTGAACTTCAAGACGAAATCTCAGATCTTAATGCTAGATTAGCAGCACAAGCTGATAAATCTCGAAGCTCCTTTGTAACTGACAAAGCAAAAACTACTGATTTAATTCAGCGTGCTGAGTCGGCGGAAAAGGGAATTCGGAATTTGCAAAAGCTTAATCAGGATTTGATTCGTGAAAAAGATAGCTTACAGCAGCAGCTAGACATTCTTGGAAAAGAGCGCGATAAATATCGTGGGCTTGAAGATAAGGTCAATCTTATTTCTAAAGAATTAAAGGCTGCTAATATACGAGTCGCTGCATTGAATCAACAATTACGCGATAGACAAGTAGAATTCAATGAGGCTGCGGCCCGTACGGAAAAGGAAATTCTTTATCTGCGCGAACTAGCTAAGGCGCAAGCTGCAAGAATTCAAGATGTAACAGCAACAGTGCAAGCAATGCCAGATACTATTTCAAGTCTAAAGGACATGATTAGTAGATGGTAAGGGCACAATCCCGAAAACATCGGGGCTATGCTACTCAGAGGCTAATCGCTTTACGCTGGAAACAGAATGGTTTGGCTCCTTATGCTGTTCCTGTTGGTGCTGGAGAATCTGGCGAGGATATTTTGAATCCACCACCAGGATTAGTAATTGAAATAAAGGCTCGTGATACTGTTAGCCTGCAATCAGCATTAAGGCAAGCAACGAAATCTAATCCAGAGGCAATTCCCTGGATCATTTGGCGACACAACGGACAAGGTGAAGCCAGTTTGGATGACTGGACAGTCACCATGCGATTAAAAGACGCAGAAGAATTGTATCTGGCATGGAGGAATGTTAATAATGGATGAGCAGTTCGAAAAGCTTATCGCAGACGCGGTAGAGAGAAACCCAGACCTTGTAAAAAAGTTCGGGAATCCCCTAGATAAGAATGATCCTCGCAATTGGACTCCTACTGAGAGAGCCGAAAAAGGATTATCACAAGAGGAACAGCTTAAACTTCTTGGATTAGATGTTGAATCACAGTCTATGGCTGTTGCAATGTTGGTTCAAAAGAATCTTGAACTAGAATTCCAGCTAGATAAACTTCAGCGATGGGCAGCCGATAAAATGGCTGAAGAATTCGTTACTCTTGTAAGAGAGAATCCTGAAAAGGCGTCTGAATATCTGAAGTCAATGATGGAAATGGGTGAGCCTCCATCTAAAAATGTTCCAGTTGCTGGACAAGAACCATTGCCGATGGTGCAAACTGTAAATGGACCAATTCGCTTGGATCAGATTCCGGGATTTAAAGACGATCCTAATTGGCGTCCAAGTCCTGATTGGCTAGATGCGAATTGTACGTGTGACGTTCATACCAAGAAACGAGCAGAGTCCGAGGGTAAGGGCCCGTTCGATTTCCCGACTGGAATGTATTTGTGATTAAAGGGTCAAGGCTGAAAAGCCTGGCCCTTTTTTCTATCCCCGGAGATGATCTTGAAATATGAGAAGTGACTGGTCTACTGTGGATGAAATTCATAGACCTCTATCTAAAGACCTTGCCGACAAGGCAGAGAAAAAGTTAGCTGAACTAGAAGCTCGAATCGAGGAAGAAGAGAATAAGTTTAAGCCTCAACCATTGAGGTCTAAACTAATCTGGGTTGGGGTAGATTTGGACGGAACACTGGCAGAACCATTATGGACTCCTGATAATCCGACCACGGAAATTGGTGACCCTATTTGGTCCAATGTGGACAAACTAAAAGTCTTAGTAGCAATGGGGTATAAGATCTTTGTTCATACATCTAGACCATGGACTGATTACGCAATCATTGAGCAATGGTTACAACATTATGGCATTCCATACAAGGAAATTCAATGTGGAAAACCGTTATATGCTGCATATATTGATGATCGTGCGATCAATGCTGAGGAGAAATCATGGCTGCCACAATAGGCACGGATTCAGGACCGTTAATTCCTTTTTCTAGTACTAGATGCATTTGCCTACACAACAGGGGGCAACACGCCCTAGGTATCAATAAGTGCGACAATTGCGATTGCTCTAAATTCCAGTTACATAAAGTCTTGACTGCTGCGGAAGCGGATGAGTTAACAGGTGCGATGTGTGTCACACCTGAAGCGCCGGACCCCAGTCAAACTGAGAGTATGCAAATTGTCGATAGCAATGATCGGGGGTCGGCAATTACTGTAAAACAAAAAGAGTGGGGTAAGTCCGGATTAAAAGACAGCGGTAACCGGCTGCATTTTGATTCAGGAATGGTACGTGATGTTGATGATACAAAACCGGCTTTTGATCTCGTAATTCCTGAGGGAATTCCTTATGACGAATTAATGCTTACTCGCTGGGCTGAGTTACTTCGCAAAGGTGCTATCAAATATTCTCGTCGTAATTGGGAAAAAGCTAACAGCATAGAAGAATTGGAACGTGCGAAGGCCAGTGCTTTCCGTCATTTCATTCAATGGTTCTCAGGGGAAACCGACGAAGATCACGCAGCGGCTGTATTCTTTAACATCAATGAAGTAGAAACCATCAAGTTCAAACGAACAAAGGAGACTGGATAAATGCCAGCAACAACAACTCGTGGTTCAAAGGTAGCAGAAAACGAAGTAGATCTACTGTCCGAAATGGACACTAACCCGACTGGTCCGAATCAGGATGAAGAGGACTTTGATTTGCTTTCTGATATGTCAGAAAGTGATGCTAAGGCATGGGTTCCGTGGAATGAAGATGACCAACCACGAGGAATTCAGGGAACTGTTACTCACGTCGGCACCGTAACTCAGGATGCTAAGTATGGCGGAGATGAAGTTCCTTATGTGGAATTAACCGATAAAGATGGCACTGTATGGGGAGTGCGTGGTTATTCCACTGTTCTAGAGAATCAAATGAACAAGGTCATTGACGGAGGTCTCCGTTCCGGTGACATTTTCGCGGTTGTTTACAAGGGAGAGACCACGAATCGTAAGGGTGACAACACCTACAAGAACTTCCAAGTCAAGACTAAGCACATTGGACACTGAGAATGCCTTTGAAATTTAATCCTCCTAGAGAATCAGCACGATACGCATCGTTCACCTATGGAGAAATTTCTTCTGAAAGAGGAACTTTCAAGGTTTCCAATAATCTTGGGGCATTGAAGGCAGCAACTGTTAGAAACGCTCGCTATTCTAATGTCAAACTCTTTGAGAATGTCGATGGTGATTGGTATCTGCTTTATTCGGTACCAAAAGGAAGCCTGTACGGTGATCTTCCTTGGGTAAAGCAAGTAGGCTACAGTTGGCGCAGTACTCCGTATAAGAAGGCAGTTCCAATGACTCGTGACGAGTATGCCGAATGGCGAGTAAGAGTTGAACGTGAGAGAATTGCTGATGGATCAGCGTCTCTTGATTTGAATCCTGGTAGAGATTTCGTAAGCCCAGACGCTTATGATTCTGCCACAAATGTTAGATAAATGGGTGCAGTAAAAACAAAGGAGTAATTAACATGAGTGCAGCTTCACCGCGCGAGGTTCGTGCGTACCTTCAAGAGAATTCGGAAAGACTTCCTGAGGGTGTTTCTGTTGGACAGCGTGGCCGTCTTTCTCAGCAGGCAAAGGATTTCTTTACTGCTGAAACTGGCCGTGAGGTAGTGAGCCCGGCTGTTTCTGCGGATGCTGAGTAATCAGTAGACATTAGATAAGGGGTCGGTCCACATTGGATCGGCCCCTTTTCTTGTATCTACTGCCCGACTTAAGAAAGGATTCTTCATGGCAGATGATTGGAGAGTGAACGAAGCGTTAAAAATGCTCAGACAAATTGTCACTTGTCCATTATGCGGAGCATTAGTGTCAACTGCTGATGGATACACTACTCATCAACAATGGCACGACGCTATGAATCAATACGTTGCAAGCGTTGACAATCGCTTGGCTCAATTCTCAGATTACATTATTAATCCTGAAACTGGCCTCCAAGTGCAAGTCCAGCGTAGACTGGATACTATTACAGATTACGTTGTGGCTCCGGAAACGGGTCTTGAACCAAGAGTTACCGCCGCGATCACTGCAACTAATGGAGCTGTTACTCAGCTTAGAACAGACGCAACAAATGCCATTGCACAATTGCGATCCGACGCAACAACAGCAATTCAAGGAAACACTACTGCAATTAATCAACTGAGAACGGATGCAACAAATGCGATTAATGCATTAGATGCAAGAGTTGATGTGTTAGAGGCTGCATCCTAATAAAAGAATAGGAGTCGCGCGTGAGTGAAATCCGCGAATGGCTAGAGAGACTTTATGGTCAGTCTCCTGGTTTCTTTGGTATTACAGCCTTTGCGGGTGGCCGACCTAGAAGAACTCAATGGTTTGCAACTAGCGCGCTTGACGCCGCTGAAAAAGTAATTGTAAAATACGCAGATAAAGCAGACCTTTATCTTTCAGTTGGCACCCATTCCGAACCTCAACCAACTCGCGGTGGCGAGTCCACAATTATTTCGATTCCTGGACTATGGTCTGATTTAGATATCGGAGAGGTTGGGCATAAGCCCGCTTCTCTTCCAAATCCGCCAAACGAAGATGATGCATTGTCCATTGTAGCTGGACTTCCTGAAGCATCAATGCTCATGCATTCTGGTGGAGGATTACAGGCATTCTGGATTTTTGAAAATGGTCCGTGGGTCTTTTCCGATGCCGAAGATAAAGCTAAGGCAAAGAAAGCTATTCAAGAGTGGGCAAATCTCCTTGAAGAAAAAGGAAAAGAACTCGGATTCCATGTTGATAAGGTTGCTGATCTAGCTCGAATTCTTCGAGTACCTGGAAGTGTTAATCACAAAGAAGGTCTAAAAAGACCTGTCCAAATTAGATGGTCAGATAAACCAGGACACGATGTTGACGAGTTAACAGCATTCGGAATCCCTGACAGTCACCAGTATGAATCAGATCCAAAACCAGTAGAGGACAATTTTCCTCTAAGCTGGAATGAAATTCTTGCGCCACACGGCTATATTCAATGTGATGATAACAAATGGGCCAGACCAGGAAAGGATTGCTCGGAAGGAATTTCGTTATCTATTGCGGATTTTTCTCCCTTTGTAATTACCAATTGGTCTGAATCAGATGACAACTTGCCGGTAGGTAGAGGCACTAAGCTAACTAAATTACGACTCTATGCTCTTTTGAATCACGATGGAAACATCGAAAAGGCTAAGAAGTCTCTACCGAATCGGAAGATCAAACTTACACCAGCGTCCACAATTACTATGAAACCTGTTCGCTGGATTTGGAAAGATAGAATTGCAGAAGGTACGCTTGCTTTACTTGCTGGTCGTGAAGGAATTGGTAAATCAACTCTGGCATATACCCTAGTAGCACAGATTACTAAAGGACAATTAGAGGGAGACCATTACGGTAAGCCTCGCGGAGTAATCATTGTAGCTACTGAGGATTCTTGGGAATTTACTATTGTTCCTAGATTAGTAGCTGCTAATGCCAATTTGGACAAGGTATTTCGAGCTGATCCTGTCGACGAAGATGAATATGGAATTAGCCTGCCGCGCGATGTTGACGAATTGAGTATGATTGCTAAAGAAAATGGGATCGGTTTCATTCTTCTAGATCCGCTGATGTCTAGGGTTGATTCCAAATTGGACTCACATAAAGATCATGATGTGAGAAAGGCTTTGGAGCCATTAGTAAAGATGGCTATTGCATCGCAAGCTGCGGTACTGGGATTGATCCACGTAAATAAGTCAGGATCAACTGATCCATTGTCGACACTCATGGGATCACGTGCATTCTCTGCGGTTGCTCGTGCTGTACTTTATGTAGCAGAAAATCCAGAAAACCGAGAAGAAAAGGTAATGAGTCAAGCCAAGAATAACTTGGGTAGGTCCGATTTGCCGGAGCTTGCATATACGCTGACCCAAGTCACAGTTGGCATGTTTGGTGACGAGATTATTACCTCTGTCGCTCTACAGTGGGCAGGAGAAAAAGATGTTGGAACTGTTCGCAATTACATTTCTTCTAAAGGATCTACTACTAAAACTCAGGCAGAAATTGCTGAGGAATTTCTAACAGATCAATTAGCAGATGGTCCTGTACCGTCACAGCGAGTAAAAGATAAGGCTAAAGAACAAGGAATTTCAGAAGCAACTCTAAAACGAAAGTTTAGTGATATGGGCGGTATTGCAAAGAGACAGGGACATGGAAAATCCATGATGTCTACTTGGGAATTTCCTACTCCGGAAAGTAATTTCGAAGATTATCTAGGAATGGTTAATGCTTAATATTGAAATGAAAGATTGGCGTGGGACTCCCATTCAGCTGGGATCAATTGTTGTTTACCCAGGAAGAAAAGGTAGTCATCAATGGATGGTTGAAGCAGAAGTAATCGAAATATTTCAAGACTGGCAATGGGGAGAATTTAAATGGGCACTTCGTGTTCAGCCATTGCGACAAGGAACCTACGGCCGGACCAATAAAAAACCAGTAAAAATCACAGCACTTGAAAGAGTGACTGTTGTTGATAATCCGGATCAATTAGCAAAGGTTGGGTGGCCTGACGATGCCGTATCCGAGCGACATTAATGATTCATGGGATCATTTCTATGATGATGAGGAACACGAAGATTCTTATGACGATGATGGTGACCAATTATTATTCGAAGAAGATGGTCAATTCTATTTGACTAATGACGATGACTATTGGGACGCAGAAGATAACACTTGGGATTAGGAGTTAAATGATCACTTATTCACATCCGTTAGGCACTGTTTATGTTCCATTACCTGATGATGATCTAAGTGAAGCCTACCAACTCTATAGGAATACTGATGTATTCTGGGCAGCGGACACGGAAACTACTGGACTTAATCAATATGCCAAGGATTTCCGTATCCGTATTGTCCAAGTAGGAACCAAAGATAAGGCGTGGATTCTTAGACCTGAATGGCACATGCAAGCCATTAACGATTTAACTGGTCAGGATGGTCGGCCGGTTTGGTGGCATAACTGGGTTTATGACGCACTCGCTATGGAAACATCTTTAGGACTCGATTTCGATAACACATTTACGGGTGCACAAGATACTGAAACTGCATTTAGACTTATCGATCCACGCCCCATCATGAAAGGCGGCTCTGGACATAAGCTAGAACAGCTTGGTACAGAGTATGTATATCCTGGTTCTAAAAAAGATGCTCGTGGAATGATCTTAGAGGAAGGTAAGCGTCTCTTTGGTCGAGCATTCAATAAGGACAATATGTGGACAATGATACCTGTCGATAATGCAGCATACAATATCTATGCCGGACAGGATGTTTTCCTCACCGCACGATTAGCGGAAGTAGGAACACATAAAATGAGGGAACTCAATTTAGAGCGTTTCTACAATTACGAAAGACCGCTTGGGTGGAGACTTGCCCAGATGCAAAGAGACGGAATTCTCTTTGACGACGAATGGGCTGCGCGCGTGGAAGCCGAGTACGACGAGATCGCAGACAAGTACGAAAAAGAACTTAGTGTAAAATGGAAGATCGCAAAGGGTAAGACTGCTAAGTCTTATGCTAATGCGGCAGCTTCTCTTATTCAGGTATTTGAATCCTTTGATGTTAAATGGACTAAGTTCTCTGATAAAACTAATCGTCCATCTTTAGATAAGTCAGTTATTAAGGAGTTAATGAATCTTGGACAGAATAAAGAGATTCAAGGATTGGCTACAGCGGTATTCGAAGCAAAAAGAAATAAGCACTATGCTGACTACATTCGGGGAATGCGAGCTGAACTCGGAACAGATGGACGAATTCATCCAAATATTCGACCTATGCAAGCAGCAACCCATAGGATGTCGATTTCAAATCCTCCTATTCAGCAGTTCCCACGGGATGACCCACGAGTGCGAGGAACACTTATTGCTGACGATGGCGAAGTTATTATTACCGCTGACTATGCACAGGTGGAATTCCGCGTGGGCGCAGCAGTCTCGCAAGATCCGGTCCTAATTGGAAAGATCAAGAACGGTGAAGACTTACATGAAGTTACCGCGACTGCTCTATTTGGAGCGAATTTTAATAAGGGGCAACGTCAGGCCGCAAAGCCCATCGGATTCGGCCGCCTTTATCTTGGTGGTGCCAAAGGTATTTATACCCAGATGGCTGAATCGGATACTACTGGCTACATGCCCAGCATGGCGCAAGTAACTAAAGCAATCAGAGCATTCGACAACCAGTATAGAACTTACTATCGATGGGCAACTGGACTAAAGGATAATGTTGAAAAGACAGGTGGAATCCTTTATACGGCAACTGGAAGACGGCTTATTGTCTCACCTTCCTATGCCGCTCCGAATTATGCTATTCAGTCGGTTGCACGAGATCTGTTTGCAGCGGGCATTAATAAGGCTCACCAAAGAGGACTCGGTCAATACATCCGATTGGTGGTGCACGACGAAATTGTTGCATCTGTCCCCGAGAACGAAGCCAGCGAAATCGGAGCAGCAATCGCCGAATGCATGACTACAGAATTCAAAGGTGTGCCCATTGATGTGGAATGGGAAATCAAAGGGAAGCGATGGACTAAGTGATTAAAGTACAGATCCAAGTTACAGTGAACAGTATGGAATTTTCTTACGACGTAGAGCAACTTAATATTCCCAGAGACGATAATACGGTCTTATACGAAAAGGCTCAGAGTTTGTTATCTGATGCTAATAGTAAGGTACGTAGAGCTTTGGAGAGTCAGAAATGAACTTCATCGATAGAAAAGGCCAAGAAGAAGCCCCTAAAACTCAACGACCAGAACGACCTTCTAAACCACCTGAAGCCCCGCCAGTAAGTGGAGGTAAGTGCAAATGAATCAAGGAATTGTCAATGAGGTAATGGATATTATTGCTAATGGCTATGGTTCCATGCCGACAGGTATTGATCGAGCAGTGGCATTGAATGTTGTGAATTACTTCTATCGAAAAGGGTGGCGTGGGCCGGAAGATATTGCCGAGTTAATCAAAAATGCTAAAGTTAATCCCGATGCTGAAGTCAGAGTAGTAAATAGCGGGCCTATTGATATGAAATATGTAAGAGGTGCAGAGGAGCGCATCAATGCTAATCCCGGTCCTCACTCCTGATATTCAAGTAAATATCGAAGAGGAATTAAGAGACGATGAACATGCACACGCTATCCCTTTTTGTGCTGAACATCATCACCCAGAGTTTATGCCTGTATCAGGTACCATTGTTCAGGCAATGTGCAAACAGCTATTTAGATTTAATAGACTTTCAACCGACACTCCAAAATGTACTCAATGTTCTGAACCAATGGATTCCAACTGCTACGTATGTGGCAAGGAATTATACGGATGAGATTTACGGAAGGCAGGGCATGGCTTTCGCGATGTCCTGTCTCCCATTGTGAAGAACCTGTTATTGAAGCTCACGTATATGGTCTAATTCTCCGCCTAGATACTAAAGCCGTACCGGCTGATGATGCTTCAATTCTAAATAAATATCGAGAGATCGTGATCAATGTGTGGAAAGGGCCTACTCAATTGTGGGCTACCGCATGGTTCCGAGATCAAGGGAAACCAGACAAGGGACATTTGTACATTCAACATGTTCACGGTCGCAAGAAATATAAGGAGATAAATGAGTAATAAAACTAATGCGGTAGTCATTCTTCCGGATTGGCAAGTACCATTACATCGAGAAGATATCATTAAACGTGTAGCTGATTTTGTTGGGGACTTTCAGCCAATTCGATTAGGCCATGTAGGCGATATGACAGATTCAACTCAGATCGGCCGATGGGCACAAGGTCTGAGACAAGAATTCGATGGAGGATTAGAAGGTGGTTTCGAAAAGACCCGAGAACTCTTGGAATATTACCGTACAAAATACGATGGTCCGTGGGATCTCGTCAGATCCAATCATGATGAAAGATTGGAATTGGCGATCGAGAAACGGTTACCTGGCATTGCTGGACTTACTATCCAAGGTTATAAATTCAATATCCAAAACGCTCTTAGACTTGATCAATTCGGAATCGAGTGGCATGAATCTCCTGTATCGATTGCTCCTAATTGGATTATGGCGCATGGCGACGAGGGTAGAGTTTCTCAAGTCCCAGGAGCAACAGCGCTTAACCTCGCGAATGAAATTCATCAATCAGTCGTCTGTGGACATACACATAGAGCAGCCCTTGTCTGGTCCTCAAAGGGACTATCTGATAAGAGAGAAGCTTTTGCGGGACTCGAAGTTGGGCACATGATGGATATTCCAGCGGCCGAATACTTAGGTCGCGCTAGACTTAATAATTGGGGAACGGCATTTGGCATTCTGTGGTTGAATGGTGATGAGGTGTTTCCTGAATTAGTGCCCATCAATCCTGATGGACATTTTATGGTAAATGGTGAGAGGTACTAATGTCACGAGTTATCGTCTATGCAATGGAGTTCCCAGCGACAAGCGAACCATATGTCATTGAAATGGATAAAGAAGCAGCGATAGAGTTATTGAAATTCCTGATGAAAACTCCAAAGCATAACAAAGAAATCGCTAGGTTAACTAAACAATTAAAGAGGGTATTAGCACAGTGAGGCTGCTATTTACTATAGGTAGATTGACTATTTTCGATTTTCATCTATTCGAAATTGATGACTCCACAGAGGAGTCTCCAGATGTAATTGTTGTTCACCATCATGAAGGTGAAGACGAAGGTGAAGACCCCGGTGATATCTTTGGTAAAGGGAAATGATGGAAGATCCAAGATTAGAAATTAAAGGATTAAAAGAAAAGCTCGGAGTAACTGATGAGCAACTTGACAATCTTAGAGAATTGAAAGTTGCCACTCAAACCAGAGAAGCCTTTATGATGTTTAATATCTGGAAACGCGGCGGCAACATTCATGGAGTAAACGAAACTGCGACTCAGAAACGTAGAGCTAAGAATAAGGCAGCAAGAAAGGCTAGACGTGGAAATCGGTAAAGGACAATGGAGGATGGATATTAAGCGTAAAGAATCTCCAAGCAGTATTACTCTGACAGTTAACGGTATTGAGAATCCAAGAACTGTTGTGCTTCAGAAGGGTGATACACTACATTTAGTCTTGCCACCTGTTACTGCACAAATTGGCAATCAATCCTTTACTATCGATGTCTCTCCTATCGAGGTGACCTACGAGTGAGTGAAAGACTCAATTTCACTAGTGAAATGAAGGTAGAGTACATCGATCACCTTGGATCTGATCTGGAAATCGCGAGAGCTGCTTGGGTATCCACAATGGGTGAAAGAGCAGAAGAAGGAGATCCGGCACGGGTAAAGGGATTAGTTAATATGCTCATGCGTGACCGGCACGGTAGTCCATTTGAACAAGGATTAATGCGTTTCAGAGTCACTGCCCCGATCGTGGTGTTTCGTGAGCATCATCGGCATAGAATTGCATCGTACAATGAAATGTCTGGTCGTTATACAGAAATGAAACCTAATTTCTATGTACCTGATTTTACGCGGCCACTTATTCAGACTGGTAAGCCTGGTGCCTATATATTTGAGCCAGGAACTCCGGAACAATTCGGTGCAGTACAGCATTACTTTAAACTAAATTCTCAGATGTCATGGGATGCCTATAAAGAGATGCTAAATAATGGAATCGCAAAAGAAATATCTAGAATGGTATTACCGCTAAATCTCATGTCAACTATGATTGTTGCTATGAATCCACGTGCATTGATGAATTTCCTAAGCCTGAGAGTTAAGGATTCCTCAGCGAGATTCCCTACTTTTCCTATGTGGGAAATCGATCAGGTCGCACGACAATATGAAATCTATTTCTCACAGGCATTTCCTTATGCTTGGGAGTCCTTTGTAAATAACGGAAGAGTTGCACCATGACAAAGAAAAAGAGAGCTAAAAACGAGCCTACGAAAGGGGATCTATTAGCTCAGAATTATAGAAATAGAGCAGCCATGCGCCGAGTATATGAAGCATCGACTAAACCATTTGGATGTTTGAATACGTATTGGACTCCTCGCAACATGGATGCCTGGGAGGTGAATTACA